GCGAAGCGATGTTCACGCCACTTGCGGTCGGGTCGGTAGCGGCGGTCTTTGCACCTGCCTTTACGAGACCTGCGTATTTGGCAAGACGATATGCATCTACTTCGGGGATAACGTGTACACGCTCAAACTCACCCATCAGAGAGCCGAATGCCATGCCGAGGGTCTCATCGTTGTCCATTACGTCAACGCTGAAAGAACGACCACGGTCAACGGACAGGGTGTAGTTTTCCCAAGCCTGTGTCACATCACCAACTTGGTAACCTGCGTTACGGCTATAGTTGGCAAGACCAACGGATGCGCTATTGAATAACTGAATTGTTTTTGCTCCGATCCAACGAACGTTGTATTCAGCGGTATCGAGGATGGAAGTTTTAGAACCCTCTTTGTAAATCTCATCGAGGATAGGCAGATACTTCTGTGCAAGAGCGATGCTATTGTTCACAGGGGCTGTCATAGTTGTTGCCATAATCTTTTTCTCCTAATTATTTTTGTTATTTGAGACCTGCCCATTTACGAAGTTTTTCGTATTCGAGGTCTTCTGCTTGTTTGCCTGTCAGCGGAGAACCCTGTGTGGGTTGCGGTTGCTGATTGAGGACTTGTGCTTTTACGTTCTGAATAGTGTTGTCGAGGAAAGTCTTCTGCGAAGTGAAGAACTCATCCGGGAGACCCTCTGGAAGCGTGGATGCCAACGCTTTTGCGGTCTCAACGTCATACCCGATGCTCATATAGTTTGCGGTGTATGCGTTGATTGCTTTTTCCTTGCGAAGCGTGTTCAACTCATCCATGAGTCTCTGTTGCGCTTCAGCCTGTTCACGCTTTGCCGTTTCTTCAGCGGTCTCTTTTGCTCTCAACTGACGTTTGTATTCAGCTGCTTCGCTAGATGCCTTATTGAAAGCATCCTTGAGTCTCTGTTTGTCGGCATCATCGGACTTGGGCGGTTCAGCCTGTGGCACTTCAATATCGAAGTTCAGCACCGCTTCAAGTTTTTCTTCGGGGGTCATTGCTTCGTAGTTTTCGATCTTCGTCACATCAACTTTCATCTCATACTCCTTGCGTGTTTAAGGTCTTTCTCTAGACCGTATTCTGCGTTTTAACGTCTTCTCTGACGTGATTGCGTTTTATCCACTTCTCTGTGGTTTATGAACATCACTTGCGTGTTATTCGTATATGACACCTGCAATTTGCATTGTTCTCTACGTTGCTGAAGTTTCCGGGGTACAATGCCGAGTCACCGTCTATGGTGAAGAACTTGTCTTTGAGCGGCACCCTCACGTTGTCGATGTAGGAATGCGTGTGACGGACTCTATCGTCCTCTCTCGTCTTCCATTGCTTGTAGGCATCGACTCCGCTATCCTCTGCGGTCTTCAGCACCGCATCGTTGTAGACCCTGTCGGATTCTGTCCGTATCACGGTTTCAGCCAAGCCGTAGTCGCCACTTGCGAGGTGCTTTCTGATGCGGTCTTTGAAGTCTTCGTTCTCTATGCGGTGATACACCGCTTCACGAATCTCTTCTTCTGTAGGCTTGACCTCTGTGCCGAGGACTCTGTTGGCATAGTCAGAGCCGAGAACATATGCCATGACCAAGAGGTCTTCCAGGTCATCCTCGACCTCTTTGGTCATCATGGTTCTGTTCGGCTCATCGATGATTGAACCGAGATTCTCGACCATCTCGTCTTGCCGACTCTCCAATACGTTCAGTTCATCGAATTCTGTAGCCATCAGTTACTCTTCCAATATCCGTTCACCCAATGGACACCGCTCTGATTGCGGTCTTGACCCTCTGTGTTGGTGTTCATGGGATGGGGGTTATTATTCTGCGGTACACCGCCTGTGCCATGATTCTCATTGGGCGTATAAGCACCCTCTGAATCAGCCATGACCGCACCCTCGACCGTCTTCTCAATCGGTGCATCGGGATCGCCCCAAACAAGGTTGAGATATTTCTTGGAGAGTGCCACATCCGTGACAGGGTCATTGGAGATACCGCTCTTGGCGAGTGCCAATTCGGGGGCAAGACCTGCGGAAAGCATGGTGTACATGGATTGCGCTTTGCTCTGAATGTTGGATGTTTCGTTTCGAGCGATCTGCAATTTGACATCGGACGGTTTGAGGTCGACCAATCCTTTTCTCTTGAGGATGCCGAAGAAAATCTTGTCAAACTGTCTGTTGGATTTGATGAAGAGGTCTTCGGTGTTCCTCGCAACGGTATCCGCTTGAAACCATCCGTTTCTCGCAAGAACCGCCGTTCCTGTTTCAGCGTTGCCAAACCGGGAATTCTGCGAGTTCGGCATACCGCATATGGTGATGACCTGCTGATACAGATAATCCACGAGGACTTGTGTCTCGCTCTGGTTCAACTGTTCAGACAGAATCTTGAAGTCTGCTTTGTTCTCTCCGAGAGACTTGAGGACAATCATCCCTGCCTGTCGGATATCGTTAGCCGTGACTCCGTCATCGAGGTCACAGTTGACCGCTATCGCCAAACTCTGAATGAACTGTTCCACGCCATCGATTCGGTTCGACATGACCGTGTTGATGGCATCGAGCAAGGGGAGAGCCGCTTCAAAAGCGCCCATGTTCACGGAGTTGTACTGATACTCGATAATCGGTACTTCACCGAGAACGTTGGTCTCCACGGAGTCGAGGGAAGTGACGGTCGCAATGTAGACAGGCTCTGATGTGGCAAACTTGCCGACCATCGTTCCGCTCATGCGGTAGAGTTTGTCTTTGGTGTAGCAATCGACCTTGAGGATTCCGTCAGCCACAACGAGAGAGCATCCGTAGACAGGCTTGTTTCCGGGTCTCAAGTCATAGGCAACGAAAGCGTTTCTTGGGTCTAGCGCATATGCGAGGACAGGAATGTCGGGATCATCATTGGGCGTGACATAGAGGGCAGCTTTGCCCACGGTATGAAACCAATCGACCAAAGCGTTATCAGCATCCTGTTTACCGCTCCTGTAGAGGTACTCGTTCGCTTCCTTTACTTCATCAGCGATGTCATCGTCATCGTTCCTGGTCACATAAAACGCAGGTTTGGTGAGGAAGTATCCATCCTTGAAGTTGACGATCTCGTCAGCGTGGTTTTCAGCGACCTTGTTATTGATTTCGGGTCTGACCTCTTTGGTGCGGTTGAGAATGGGTTGCATTCCTCTGCGATACCAATAGAGGTACTCTTCCTCAAAGAGGTTCTGAACGTGGATTCCGATGGCACTATTGACCTCTGCGACAACGTTCTCTTCCGTTATCTCGTCCACGGTACAGAAAATCTGTCTTCTCCCGAAAAGGTTTCTGTATTCGGGTACGCTGCCGTTGGCGTTGTTTTCAGTTGTTACTGTGTTGTCAGCCATCTCTACCTCGCAAAAATAAAAAGAGGTCAAGGGGATATACCCCTTAACCTCATACCGTTAGGTTTTTAGCACCACATCAAGTTCGGTGCATCAATCTTTCTTCTGTTGTTTCTCTATAACTTTGACCGTCCTGTGGATGCAAACCACAGAGACACCCTTGTTCTCGACCTTAACTTCAACAATCTCTTTGTTGGAGAGTCCTGTGTTAATTGCTTCAATCACGGACGGAAGTTGCCTAATGTCTATCAAAGCCACACTCCCACCCCTGTGTATTCACGGCTTCGTGCATTGCCCACGAGTCCTATTCTATTTGGTAAGGCTTTTTAAAGCGTTCGCCTTAACCGCTTGTGTTCTGCATATGGGTTAGCGGTGATGTGGTATTCACCTCACACCGAACCTATAACATAGAAATTATTGTCGTTGCCATAAAGTACATCGCCCGATACAAGGCAGGCAACTAAATCAGAGGGCATCGGCGGTTGCGTCGTGCCCTCGATATCGCTTCGCAACATATACATCATCACATCCCAACCCGTGTCACCGAATATGCTCTTTTTACAAGGGCAGTTCTTGAGTCTTGCGCCCAACTTGTTTGCGTCATAAACCTCTTTTGCTTCTTCAAAAGTCATATCGCAAGTCCAAGAACCGCCCGTTTTTGTGAACGTCGGAAACGATGTACCACCACCGCCACCACCTGCATCCCCCCATGAGCCGTTTGCGTAGGACTTCTTGAGAGAGGGGTTATCGGCTAGAACATCATCGTCTGTATCGAATACGATGAAGCAATCGCCATCTTTTGGGGCGGCAGGGAGAATCGGTTCAGCACCGTCTATCTCTTTGACCCACACGGAGACCTTGACTTGCTTCGCTACCGTAGGATTGTATCCCATGAATACGTTCATTTGTAATCTCCTTTAAATGAGGTTCGGCAATCGTAACGTCTGCCGAGGTTGGTAACAATTGCGATGTGATTGTGTCGCAATCGTGTTACGTTTTTCCTATGAATAATTGCGGTTCGGTTGCGTTATTCATATGAATAATGCGCTTTAATATCGCCACGTTTTGGCACGGATGTGAACCGCTTCAAACCTCTAGGTACTTGCCTGTCATAGGTATGAAGTACGCTTCGTGCGGTGAAAGCACTACACCGCATCCCAAGACCCCTCTGTGCTTGGCGTGTCGGCTATACTCAAAGGCGTATGCCCTGTCATCGCCGAGCCACCCTGTGTTCAAAGCAAAGATGGTCTCCGTCTTGTTCGCTATGTAGTTTACCCCA